CTTCCGGTCGTGGTTAATAGATAGAATCTTGTATTTCTGCCCGTCGTACTCGATTCGCATTTTAGCGTTAATCTCTTTGCAGATGCGAATCATTATTGTATTAACGGTCGTATTGTATATCTCGCCGTTCGCTTCTTTGCGTGCGCCAGACTTAAAGCGAATGTATGCGCGTTTATCGAATACTTTCACCCAACTTTCAGACGTGCCGCCCAAGTTATCGCGTTTTGACTCGCTACGGTAAAAAGCGATCATTTCGTTTAATAATCCTGCTTGCATTACGTATATCGTTTTAAAGGTTGCAGTAATAGTTCTATGTGCCCCGGAATAACTTGCGGAGTGGCAAATGTTACCGATTCACGGTTTGCGTAGTAATTCGCTATAAGGATGCGGATCGCGTGCCAGATACGCCGATCTATTTTTGCGTCCTTAACGTAGGTATCTAGCGGATTATTTAGATACGATTCGATAAGAAGTTGAACGGGTTCGATAAGCCCGGTTATATACGCGTCGTCCGTGTCGAAGTCAACGTTTAAATGCTGTTTGAGTTCTTCGAGTGTTACGTATTGTGCCATATTGGATAAATTAGAAAGGGCTAGAGCCGAAGCCCCAGCCCTTTAGTGAATGATAGGTTATAGAATTAGGCAGAAGCTTTTTTCTTTGCGATGGCAAAGGCTTCCGGGCGAGCTACAACAATATCATAATCAGTATTCAACACAAAGTTTACGACATTACTTTTCGCTCCGGTATACGGGTCTATAACTAAATCCATATCGCCGAACTGACCGATAGCAGCGTTGGAGAATACACCGAATCCGATAGAATCGGCGTCCATGTAGTTAGTAACAAGAACCGGATAACCGTTCACCATACCATTTTGGCAGATCATTTCAGCAGCCCCCGCCGCTTTGGGAGTGGATTTCAAAGTACCATACACCTTTGGAGTGCAAACATAGGCGGCTGTACCGTCCGTAACATCTACGCCCGCATCCATGACAGTAGATTCAAGTGCAACAATATTCGCGAACGTCAATGCGGAAGTATATTCTACATCCGGTTTTGCCTTTACAAACACGCCGTTACTTGCACCAGACAACGCAGCCCCCGAAAACATCCATTTGTTCAAAGTACGGGCAACACCAAGCGAAATTTGTTTTAAAACTACGTCCTGCAAAGAGTAGTTCGTTTGGTTGATCGCACGCTTAGACACCGGGATAGAAATAGATACACGTTTGGGTGAAGCCTTGATTTTGTCGATATTCAATTCGGTATCGGTAACCGCAACGTTTTCCCCCTGATTTGTTGCTTCAACAGCCGCCAATGTTGGGAAAACAAGGTCACCTACAAGCCCGCTTTGCATCTTGATACCTAGTTTATCAATAATCAAGCCTTTTTCTAACGGTTCAATGATTTCACCGATTGTAACAGGAACCATGCTAGCCGCATCGGTTGTATCTGTAACAGTCACCGCACGTTCTACAACTTTAATACCGCCTTCCGATACTACTCCGTTGTATTCTTCCAAAGAGCGATGATTAACGACGTCAAAAACAGCCTGTGAAAACAACACGCGACGGTCTGACACCAGTCCCGCGTTAATATCTTCAAGCGCACGGCGTTCGACTTTCATTTCCAAAAGTTCTTTCTTTGTTTTTAACTGCTCAAACTGCTCTTTCTCGCTTGCGTCGAGTGCTCTTTTTTCCGCTTCTGCTTTATCCAACAGAGCGCGCATCTGCTCTTTGTATTGAGCAATAGTTTCAAATTCTTTTCTCATGTTTTAAATTGATTTGCGTAAATTATTAATTTCATTTAGATAGTCTTTATTCTCGCCGGACAACTCCGCTATCGTATCGTCCATACTCCGCACCGTTACGTCTGTACCATAAAAAGCAGGATCAACAACGGGAGATATATCGGAAATCCGATCAATCATGTGTACAGTACGAAGCAACAACCCGTCTTTCATTGAATAGGAAACTTTTGTTTTATCCTTTTCATTTAAAGCATACGCAAAAGACGAACCGAAAATATCACCGCGTTTAATCATTTCTACGGCGAAATCTCCATCGGGAGTACTAGGAGCCTCAAATCTGTATTTTAATCCGTAGTCGTCAAGTTCAAGCGACAAAGTTCCCGCACCACGATTAGAACGAGCTAACAATCTCTGTTTATTATGATCTAACAGAGCTTTAACATCACAACTACGCAATAACTCTTCCGTTATAGCTCCCTTTTCGATCACCTCAACAAAAGCGCGTTGTTTTTCCCTGTCGTACAATACACGGCTTTCTTGTCCGAATACAACCGCATAACCTTCGATTATTCTTCCATCTCCAACTTTAGGAGCACCTAACTCTGTATAACTTCGTATTTCCATATTTTGCAAATATCATTTTACTATATGTTTGTTTCTTCGTTTTTGGGTAGCTCTACTTTTTGACTAGCCGCCTCGATTGGTTGAACGTTGCAGGAGATAAACACTTTGTCGCCTCCTTCAACGGGCGGTTTTCCTAAAGCCCTACGAGTATCATTCGGGGAATGAGCTCCCATTTCTTCCAAAGCTTTATAATAGCTTGCTTGTGTCGTTAAATCGGTTTGATATAAGCATGACAAATCAAATGAAATACTATATAAGTGAGCGACTGAATTAGGAATCAGCTTGTAATTAAATTCAGCCTCGATTTGTTTCAATATTGGTTGCAGTGTATCAGTTAAAAAAGAAACATTGCTCATTTCAGAAGCTTTGTAATTAGTAGATTGTCCGGCAAATACTTTATCTGGGTGAACTCCGTAAAATCTACATATATCAAGAATACTGAATTTCTTTGTTTCCAATAACTGCGCATCAACCGGATTTATAGAAAGTTGATGAAATCCAACATCGCCGGGAACTGAAATAATGTCTCTTCCTGTGTTTAGTTGTTCCTCTATGCGATCTCCAACCGTAGAAAGTTGAATATCCGTCATACCTGCACCGGGCAACCCTTTATTTATCTCTTTTGCACCGGAAACAAGCCCCTTTATTTTACTTCCATTCTGAAAGGTTCGTAAATTCTGATTATCTGCACTCGCGGCTATGGAAAAGATACGGCTAGCGTACATTATTGTGCTTACTCCTGTATATCCCCCGTCCAAACTATTATTTTTAAGATGGATTATTTCGTAGGATTCAAAACGCCCATATATCCGGTTATATGGATCAGAAATAATATAAACATCATTCAATTTGTCATAGGTTACTGTATTATTTGCGCATAATACAAGCTCGCTGACACTACCGAACTTTCGACGGATAACGATGTAGGCGTTTCCTTGATTTACGATTTGAACAACCATATTCCTAACCATTTCAAAACTATTCATTCGTCGGTTAGGCATACGGGTTAATATCGTATATAAATCGTTTTCCTCGTCTGGTGAGAAATATCCATCTTTTTTCCGTTTAATTATAAGCGGTAAAGACGCGATAGTCCCCGAAAGAATAGAAGTACATCTATATGCGGCTGAAAGTTTCATTGCTTGATTACTGTTATGCACATCTATTGGCTGACCGGGTAACGATGGTAATCGGGAGTTTATCGCCGCATCTTTATCCGTTGTGCTCATCTCTGCATTTAAGGCGCGTTTTTGCGTCTTTGAACGTCCCAATTCAAAATTAAAAGATAGTTTCATTATACCTCCATGTTATTAAATAAGTAGAATGTCATTAGGTTTGTTATAGTCGAATCAATCTTCGCGTTATGCGTTTTCTTGACTGGCTTCTTATTCATGTTCCGATCTTCGTCTAATACCGCATTACTAAAACAGTATGGCGTAATCGGATTAGGGCTAAAGGTGAGCTTACTCCGATACAAAGCAAGTTCAAAGGATTCGATAGGGCTTGTAAACGTTCCGTATGTCTGTTTAACAGGCTTAATATATTCACTCGCACCGCCTACGGAATAAGTAAGAAGATTCACAAATTCAGCCGATTTATAAGGATCATAGCCAACTCCCATAATTTGTAGATACTTTGCACGTGCAAGTATATCGTTTACTATTTGCTGATAGTCGATAATATCACCGTCACAAAGAATTAAATAGCCCGCTTTCGCCCAACCTTCGTAAAGTTCCCGATTCGGATGATCTTTCAAAGCTCCTTCCGGGAAATAGTAATCCGTATGTGAATGAAAAGAACCGCTTTCTTTCGAATAGATATTATAAGTAACCGTAGAAAAGTCGTCTCGAACGGATAAATCAACCGCCGCCATCGTTAGCGGATAAGTACCGATACTCTCAATTCTAATATCTTTGAATCGTTCTTCTATCTGCTTTGCCTCAATCCATTTTGTTGTTTGGTCGGTAGTAAATACGTTTAGTAACTTTGTTCGAAATTCCAGTGCATCCGGCGCGCTATATAGTGCTTTTTGATACGCGTCTATATAGAAATCTTCATAAACGGTTATACCCATGTGTGGTTGTACCTTGCGCCACGTTGCCGGATCGCCTTCCTCATCGTCTACGTCTGGCTCAAAGATGTGTGCAAATATGGAATCATTTTCAATCTCACCTCGTAGGATCGCTTTATACATTTTGAGCATTTCAACGAATGGAGCCGTTTCTTTATCGGATGCGGTCGTAATTACTACGGTTAAAGGGTTGAGCCGTGCGCCCATTGAGGACGTTAAAACGTTCTTCAATGCGGCGCTATCGGCTTGTGAATACTCGTCTACTATTACCATGCTTGCGTTAAGTCCGTCTAATTTATCCGGGTTAGAGGCAAGGCAACGGGCAAAAGAGGTTTTTCCCTTTATGCGGTTATATATGATTTCTCGATTAATTTTGAAGTGCCTAAACTTCGGATCGAGAGACTTTAAAATATTACGTATTTCATCAAAACAAACTTTCGCCTGATTATATGAGTTTGCAGCAACGTATGTTTGTGCGTTCGCATCACCGAACAACAAATCGTTAATCGAAAGACTCGCTACACTTGTTGTCTTACTGAATTTACGCGGAACGAATAGAAGAGCTTCGCGAATCAAACGCTTGTTTGTGTCAGGCTTGTAAAACGCGAGAATATTAGAGAACTGAAACACCTGTATCGGAGTCAGCTTGTATCTAGTCTTTCCCTTTGTGCCGGAGAATTTCAAACGCTCGTAGAACGTGACGAACTTCTTTACTTCCTTGATCCGAAATTCGTATTTATCGAGGAAAACAAAGAAGCGGCGAACGGCTAGCAACTCGTAAAGGTTGTGCGCGTCCGGATTGTTAATACAACCTTTGATATACACATTTAGTCTTTCGTCTGCCCTATCTAGCTTATACGAATCAACGTCGATGTTATGCAAGTCGGAGATAACCGACTGCTTTAACGCTATCAGTTCATCTCTATTCTCCTTGTTCATCGCGATCTATTTTGTTTACTTCGTTAATCAAGTCGTTTACTTCGTCGTCGTCAGATGCAGAAAGCGTTTGAAAGGTCAAACCAAGTTCGCGTAATTGTTTGCGCGTTGCTTCGAGTGCATCGAATAAAACTTTGAAAGCAGGATGCGCCGTGAGTTTATCATTATTTTCGCGGGACACTTCTTTCACGTATGACTTCATACGCTTCTTTGAAATATCGTTTAGTGCAATTTGAAACGCCATGTATGAACCTGCGCAAAGAGTTATACAGAGGTCTAAATCTTCCGTATATGTTCCCTGCGACTCCATCGCGGCGCGAATCTTTTCTTTTATGTCGTCCAAATCACACATTTTTATAGGCTTTTTGCATATAGGAAAAGATCGCAAGTATTTGGTAGCTCGGAAGATGCGCGCAAAA